AAGGGCCGCGTCGAGGCGATCCGCGATGGTCTTGAAGCTCATTGTTTCTTCTCCTGTGTTTCTTAGACCCACTCGTTGAGTAGGTTCGTGAGCGACGGATCGTAAGAAGAAAGCTTGACTTCCCTCTGCTTGCCCTCACCCTCTTCGTCTTCTGGCTCTGGTTGATCGGCGCTCGTTGCCGGGCTCGCACCGATCTTTGGTGTCCCCGCAGCTACGATCTTCTTTGATTCAGCGTCGCCCTCGCTCTCTGGTTTCTCATCCTTCGAGGCGGGCTTTGCTCCGACCTTTGCCGCGATCATGGCTTGCTTGGTCTCTGGCCTCTCGGCAGGCTTCTTCTCTTCAGAAGACGCAGCGCTCTTCGCGCGGTGAGCGTCTACGCGCTTATGAATGGCGGAGGTGTAAGCATCGCGCCACGCAGAAGGATCCTTATTATCCCCTGTTGCTTTATCGGCGTCGCGTTGCGCGTCACGCTTGATGTTCGTGGTTGGATTTCGGTGTTGCTCCCCCCGCGCTGACTTGTCCTTTTTCTTCCATTCTTGATCGAGCGCATCAAGCTTTGCATGAGCTTCTTTATGATCCGGCTTTTCACTAGCTGATAGAGCAGCGTGCCGATCTTGACGAGTTTTACCGATATGGTGTTCTTTAGGCTTGGCTTCGCCCTTCGACGATCTTGCTGTCTTCTTACCAGCAACGTTCTCGACATCAACCCTAGAGGCCAAGGTAGTAGCAGCCGCCGCGACGGCGCCCTTGTTGTCGTCGTCATCCTTCTTGTCATCATCCGCAACGGTATCTGCTTTAGCAGGCTTCTTTAGCTTAGAAGCTTTTGGCTCCGCAGGAGCGCCTGGTGTTTCGGCGGCCTTAGCCGCTGCTGGGGACGCTGGCTTCGCAGGCTTACCTGCGTCAGGCTCTCCACCACCCTCAGCCGTGCCCGGCTGAGCCTTTGAGGCTTGCGGCTCTACCTTCTCTGCGTCGGCATCAGGCGCCTTAGCCTCAGGTACCTTCTTGACCGTCTTAGGGGCCTCAGCCGCCTTCGCGGTTTCGGTCTTGGCGGGAGCCGCCTTGGGGGCCTCAGCAGCAGCAGGAGCTTCGGCAGGCTTCTCTTCAGGAGTCGCCTTTGCCTTAGGCGCAGCCGCTACCCCTGGCTCAGCCTTGGGGGCCTCAGCAGCAGCAGGCTTCTCAGCAGCCGGTGCGGCAGCAGGCTTAACCGGCGAATCGATAGCAGACGCAGACGCAGGCGCCGCAGCAGGCGCCGCAGCGGCAGGAGCCTTAGGCTGAACTGGTGAGGCTTCTGGGGCAGCAGACGCCGGCTGTGCAGGAACCGCAGGTGCGGCAGCAGCAGCAGTAGGTGCGGCAGCAGCCTGTGCGGCCTGATGACCAGCTTGCATGTTGTCGAGAGCGGCGAACGCACCTCGGCCTGCGGCGCCAGGAGCGTTCTTGAGCCGATCCCAAAGAGAGGGGCTTCCGGCAGCAGGGGCGGGAGCAGAGGCAGAGTCACCGCCGCCTCCAGCCATAGCTCGCTGACCCCATCCCGGGGCACTTCCATCAGCCGCAGGCTGTGGAGCAGGGGCTCCACCACCAGCAGCCATACCACCTGCCATACCCCACGCACCGACTTGGTGAATCGGGTGACCAGCAGGGGCGAAGTGACGGCCACTGTCGTCAACAAAGACGCCGTTATGCGTCCCATGCGGCTTCAACTGTCCGCTTGGAGGACCGTTGAGAGTCTTGGTGATTCGTTGCTTTCCGCCACCTTGAACTTCAACTTCATGGTGAGAGTTTGGATCTTCTGGATCGGCGTTCTTAGCTGGAGCCTTCTTGTCGGCGCCAGCATCCGCAGGCTTCTCGTCCTTAGGCTGCCCGAAATCCTTGGCCTTGGCGCCTACGACACCGCGAGCGACGCCCCCGAGCGCGCCCATGACCTTCTTACCGAACGAAGGACCCTTGGCATCGTCGGCAGCCTTCTTCTTGTCTGCTGCAACTTGAGCGGCGTCTGCGGAAGCCCTTTTAGCCTCTTCATTCTTGGCCTTCTCGTCTGCTTTAGCCTTGGCCTTCTCGGCTTTCTCCTTGGCCTTCTCACCAGTCGGGTCCGTGGCCCCCTTCCAACCAGCCGCAACGTCTTGGCCTGCCTGCTTAGCCGTGTCTATGGCTGTCTTGCTCACTTTCTTGGTGCCTTCGGCTGCCATTCCCGCGCCGAAGCCTAGCTTTTGCGGAAAAGACAGTCCGCGAGGAGCAGACGTAGGTTCAGCCTTGACGTCAGGCTTCTGCTTCTGGTCGGAAGCAGGAGAGGCGTCAGGATCCGTAGGAGCAGCCGCGTTTGTAGGGCCAGGGTTAGGCGTTGTTGCCGGAGATGGTGCTGCACCAGTTGCAGTAGGAGTAGGAGAAGGTGCTCCGCCGGCAGCGGTAGGCGCTTTCCCCGCAGGTGTGGGAATAGCCCCGGCAGCAGGCTTCTTGGGCGCAGCAGGTTGACCGGCCATAGGCAGTGAGCGACCCCTTGCCTCGCCCAGAAGATCAGTACGTGCGAGATCAAGACGTCCCCCTGAGGAAACGTCTTGAATCAAAGCTGACGGCAAGACAAGGTGTGCAAGGCTCATGATAGAAACCTCCCAAAAGGGTTCTGGAAGGAGACTACTTCTTCATGCGGCGAGCGCTCTGTTGGCTCGGAACCGCGCCCCCAATGGGGTTCGCACCCTTCTCGAAGCGCGCCTTGCTGCCGCCGTCGTCGTAGACGTCGAGGCCGCCACGCTGGCTGTCAGCCTTCTGAAGAGGAAGACCGTAGCCCTGCTTCTCGCGGTTGCTGAGTTCCAGGTCGCCCGCGTCCTTCGTGCGGAGAGCGAGCTTCTCCTTGGCGCTTGCATACTGACCCGTGGCCTCCATGAAGTTGGAGAGGGCGAACGCAGTAGCCGAGATGCCAGTGTCCTCACCAATGGGATCGGCGCCCTTCTCGTAGCGAGGAGTGTGGCCACCACCTGCGCCCTTGGCGGGCTTCAGAGCACCGGCGGTCTTGCCGCTGCCGCTCTTGACTGCCGTCAAGGCTGTGGGGTATTCCTTGTTGTCGTCACGAACTTTGCGTGACATGTCACCGGCTTCGTCGCCACGGCGAAGCATACCGGCGTCGGGAGAACCCTTTGCCTCCATGAATGCGGAGAGGGCGAGAGCGGTCTGAGACGGTTCCATGTTGGTGCCTTCCTGGTAGTTGGAGGAAGAAGAGTTCTGATCGAGCGATGAAGCGAAGAGGTTCAGGTGCTCGAAGAGGCGTAGGTCAGAGCCGGTCAGTTCGCCCTGCTCCGACAGTCGGTCGAGATCAGCCTTGATCTTGTCGAGGGGGGCAAGCATGTGACCTTCGCGAAGGTTGTAGCGATCACGGAGAAGTCCGTGGCGCTTTCGGGCACTTGACTCGCCCATGACGCCGGTTGAGTTGCCTCGTGGATCAGCGAAGGCGCAGTTCTGGTCGTGTTCGAAGTAGAAGAACTCTTCAGCGATGAAGTCGAAGAGATCGACGTCGCTCGACTCCTTTGGGATGCCGATGTCGCTATCGACGCCATTGAGGCCGCGCTTTGCCTTGAGTCGTGCGAATCGGGCCTGTGCCTGATGCCCCTTGCTCGTCTTTGCAGCAGCCTCGCGTGCATCCCAGCCCTTCTTGGTGCGCAGGTTGGGTCCCACCTTGTTGAGCGGGTTCTCGCCATCGTAGGCTTCGGCGACCTGATCGACGTCACCAGTCGGGTCGTCCTTGCCGCGATCTCGGACGCCCTGAAGTTCCACACCATCGACGTCGCCACCACCGGCGCCCATGATCTGATCGAGTACGCCGCCGATCTTTGCACAGCAAGCCTTGCGAGTCGGCTTGGAGCGCTTGATGATCTTCTTGCGCGCGGAACTCAAGAAGGCGTCGACGTTGTCCGCCTCCATTTCCATGAGATCGAGAGAGACGTAGCGACCACTGTGGCGGCTATTGTCTTGTCGATCCATCTCCATGATGAGATTGTTCCGAGCAATGGACTCTTGAGCGGCATCGCCGGCCATGACGTCCATGATGTCATCGGGAATCTCCATGGCGCCACGACCACCGGCGGTGCCGCCGCTCGTCATGCCCATGATCTCGCGGAAGAGTGCGCGGGTTGCTTCTGTGTCGGCCATGAGGTCTGTCTCCAAGACGGTAACTTCTGATAGTTCCTTGATTTTAGCCCCAGGATTCCTAGGCACAAGCGGAACTCGTGGGATGAACGAACCAAGACTTTCCCAAAGTGCTGGGGAAACCTTCGGACCTTCCCGAGGTTTTAATGGTTCGGGGAACTCTTCAAACGGATTGGTCTCGATAATTCCCTTCTTTCGAAGGAAGTTAGCGCCACCGATCTCTGAGGGGAAAGAGTTGTCACATCGCTGGCAGAACGCCGCATGACTGGCTTTGGAGTGATGTGGACACTCATGTCGGAACTCTTCGTAGCGCTTTACAAAGTCATCTTCGGGGAGATCTAGGCTGTAACCAGAGCGACTATCGCTGATTGCCCAAATGGCACCGCAGCGACAAGCTTCCTCCAAGGTTCTTGACGTTTTTGGGGTCACGAACTATCCCCGCGAACGAGCAATCTGCGCAAGAATCCCAGCGACGCCTGCATTTGACGGCTGCATTGCCGCTAATTGACGAGTGATCCCGTCGCGTCCGGGTGGAATCTTCGACAGATCCGGAAGAACGATTCCTCGTCGCTTCTTATCGGGAACCCAGGCTCCAGTGTTGGCCGTATGGCCAACATCCCGGGTGGTGACTGCGCCACCAGGACGCTTAGAAGCTGGCAGATCTCGTTGGTCTCGTGGAGTGCTACTGACGATTGGGTCACCAGGCTTCAATCCTGTGGCGAAGACTCCGCCCAAACCGCCAATACCACTTGTAGTGACTAGCTCTTGGATCAAGCTCGTTCGGGTCAGAAGATCTTCGAACTTCTGTTTTGGGGGTTGAACCGTCTTTGTTGACTTTCGCTTGGGGCTCTTGGAGGCAAGCTCTGATTCAAATGAATCTGGAGGCAACACTTGGGTCGTAGATAGCCCAGTTGCAAGAGGCTCTTGGTAGGGGCTCTTTGGCGCCCGAAAATCCTCAGGCAGGAGCAGTTTGGTCCGCTTTAGCCACTCAGAGATCACTGAATGCACAATGGAATGACCCTTTGGGAGCGGTATGCTTGGTTTGTGTGCCCACTGTGTCTGGGTGTAACGTCCTGACGCCCCCTGAACAACACGAACCTTCGCTCGGGCAGATTTTCGTTTGCCCTCAGGGGTGCGGCTTGAGTAGCTATCGCCAACCGAGTTAGCGTGCGCTTGCGCCTGCATCTTCCATGCACGCTCCCGAACACTCTTGTCTGCATGGTGAATACCAGGCATGACGTGAGGGAGCATGTGCTTGTTGCCGGTCTTCTTCATCTGACCGGTTAATGACGGGCGGTTGTCATCGCCCAGCTTGTTGAAGTCGACCTCGGGGTTCTTATCCCGTGGGTTCTCTTTGTGTCGTCGGCTCCAGATCTTATCGAGTTCCTTGTGCGCGTCTTTCGGTGACATCTTGTGGACGTCGTGATGGAGTTGCGTAGGGAATCGAGCGTCGTGAGGAACGGAGCTTTTCTCTGAGGGATCGCTAAGAACCTGTGTGGTTCCCGGACCAGCGCGCATGATCTTCGTCTTGGCTTCGCTGCCAGGACGATTCATACGTTTGATCGTGTGTTGTGAGAGTGAGATGTGAAAGTCGGACTTGCCCTTAGCCGCATCATCGGAGCTTGAAGAGTCACCTAGGTTCAAAGGAGCAGAAGTGCTCGTGGCACCGCGCGTCTTTACAGGTTCCCTAGCGTCAGACTGCCCAAGACGAGGTCCCGTCTTGGGCAAGATCTGTGTTTTTGCTCTTGGATCAACAGTTTGCCGTTGAGGCATACTCTCGATGAGGAGCGGAGAGCGTCCGAGATTCATGCGAGGGTCCTCGGGCGACTAGGTCGAGATGATTTCGACTTCGAACTCTTCCACGGAGATCGTGAGGTTCTGGATGCTGATGGCCGATGACGTTGCATCAACATCGCCGGTCGGCTTGGCCACCTTGCCCCAGCATTCCCGCAGGCGGGTGACGCGCGTCGGTGTGCCGTTGATCCCGAACTCATCCGTGATGTGGTACTGCTGAAGCACCAGTTCGGTTCGATACTCTTGGCCACCGTTGACGACCTTGAGGACCCAGTTGAAGAAGTCAGAGTCTCGCTTGAAGATCCCCTTCTGCATGACGACGTCGCCAACGGTCGGAACACCCGGATACTTCTGGGTGTAGATGAAGGTCCCCTCACGGTAGGGGGCCTCCTCGACCGAAAGGTCAGGCATCTGGACCGACATAAAGCCGGCCACAGGATCCAGGTTGCCACCCGCCGGGTCCACTAGGTGAAACCTGAAATCGTGATCGTCCTTGTTACGAACTAGCCGCTTCCGCTAGCTCTCCTTAGCTTTCACTAAGGACCAGACCATATCTTCACCCCTAAGGGTGCTACGCGCTTCGAGCCTGCTTAGGCCCTACTCCTCGAAAGGATGGTCGTTGAACCTTCTGCCGGTACCGTAAGGTCATGGCAGCTTGGCTGCTGATTACCCCGTTCGATTGCTTTTTGACCCATCGCGCTCGTCCTTCCAGACCACGCTGTGGGGCAACCGACTGTAGTAGGGCTTCCCAGCAGTTCACGTAGTTTTCTTCAACGGCTTTCGCCGCTGCGCCGCTAAATCAACGGATCAGTTTCGACAGAACGTGCCATGTCCGCCTCCTTTTCTTCACGACTTTCTTTGAAGTCGATTTCCTACAATTAGTTGGGGAGACCGAAGATCCCGCCATGTGAAGCCTAGCGTCTTGAGATGTCGTTCTTCCCAGATAGCGAATGGGATGTCGGGGTAATCATGCTGGAACGCCTCAATACGACGGTCCTGTGCCTTCGTCCGACGACCTTTAACGTCAACAACTTCTCGAAGCTGGCCGTCATGTGTATAAATCCAAAAGTCTGGGGTATAGACACATGGGTTGTTGTGCTTGGTGCAGATCGATAGAACGTAAGACTCGACCTCGTAGCCCCAATCAAGTTCTTGTGAGTCCAAGTGGAAGGCGACAAGAACTTCCCATCCAGAGCGCATCTGGATCACTTGTCCGTTGCGATCTGTGTAGGTGTAGCACCGATGCCCTCTGCTTCCTTTTAGCCTCGTGACGTTGTGGCGCTCAAGTACAAGAAGAATCGATGACATCGACGTATTGAAGGCAAGCGCCAGCGCAGTCGTTGACTCCGTCGGGTAACGTGCAACGATTTCAGCCTCTTCTTCATCCGACCAACGACGATTGCGAGTGCCAGTGGTATCCCGAGTAATACCCTTACGTTTCAATACGCTGTAAACGCAATCCGGCTTCACACCGAATTGCTCACCAATCTGGCGAGCCGAGAGTCCTTCTTCGACGTAGAGACGCGTTGCCTCATTAACGTCTGCGTCGGTGAGTTTCTTGTGGGACGAATTCTTCTTGAGAAGACTGATACCAAGCTTGTTCGCACGGGTCATTATCGCAGCGTCCGAGCGTCCTAATTGCTTAGCGCACCATTTGGCCCCAAGCAACGGATAATGCTCCTCTAACAGAGACTTCTCTTTAATTGTCCACCGTTTTTGCATTACAGACTTCTATTAGCTCTCAGTCTCAATTGAACGAGTCAGTGCAACACCGACGTAAGTCATTGCCCGCTAGACAGTAATTGTGGACGCTGGTTGGCTGAGCCTGAAGATTACGAACTCCGCGGGCTTTTGGGGACTGAAGCCAATGTCAATGATGACACGCCCATTGTCGATGGTTGACTGGTTGTTGTTCGTGGCGTTACAGACCACGAAGAACGCCTGAGGTTCGGTGACACCGGCGAAGAAGCCTTGGCGATAGAGCGAGCCCATGAAGCCCTTGAGGGCGGTCTCGATCTTAATCCAAAGTTGTGGTCCGTTGTTTTCGAAGACAGCCCATTGAAGCTGTCGGTTGATCGCGTCCATGAGGAAGTTGTGGAGGAGACGTGCGTTGACGTACCTCCAACGGAACTCAGTGGACAGCGAACGCACGCCCCAGACAACGAAGCCGGTGGCGTCGCTGTTGTAGAGTGGATTGATCCGGCTCTGGTAGAGATCGTCGCGGACACGAATGTCGTTGATGAGCTTCCCGAACTCCGGTCCAACCACGCCGTTGGCGTCGAGCGCACCATCTTCGATACCACCAGGGCTCTTGCCGACGTTCTTGTTGAAGGCCGTCTTGCTGTAGACGCCTGCAATGAACGGAGTGACCGGCATTAGTTCCGGACGGTTCGAGACCTCGTTGACGAAGTAGACGTTTGGCCAGTAGATCGCGGCAACCTTCGTGTCGAAAGCTTGATCGACCAGGACGTACTTGATCGCCTCTTCCTTTGAGGTGCCGTTCGCGAATCCGAGGATTGCGAAGCGGATGTTCCGAGCTTCTGCGTAGTCGACAACGTCGGCCTGCACGAAGAGCGAACCTTCAAAGTCAGGAACGACCAGGTTGAGTGGATCTTCGACGTCGTCGAAGGCGTAGATACCTTCGCGAGCGTCTTCTAGAGCCGGGTCACTAATGTCTGCACGGGTGACAGCCGTTCCGTCCAGGCCACCAGCCATCTGGTACTGAACGACGCGCGGCATGTTGACGAAGTTCGCCAGGATCGACGTGCCGTTTAGCGGTGCCGAATCCCAGGTGATGTCGAAGTCGCCCGTGGCGTAGTTGATGGTGTTGTTGCCGACAGCGTCGACGTCTCCCACCAAGTTCCCGAGGCCGTCGTCGGTGGCCACCTGACCGGTCTGGTAGCTGGCGTCAAGGGTCTCACTCTGAAGTGCCGCTGCCACGAACTCAACATCGACGTCACCATCAGTGAAGTCTGCCAAGTTGTTGCCGACGCCGACGTCACCAGTGAGGTTTCCGGCGACATCAGAACTCACAACCATCAGGCGCACGAAGTCCAGATAGAACAGCGTGCCGCCCAGTGGGGCCACAGACGTTGTGAACGACAGCGCACCGTTGGCGGTCGGAGTCGCCACGTTGTCGACCAGGTCGATGGTGCCTGCGGAGACCGCGCCTCCGAGAACCGCACCGACCTCCAGGTTGTCGCCAGTCGAAGCCTTCGTGATGATCGAGGACGTGTTGTGCGATTCGTCGATGGACGAACCGGCTTCGAGAACGGCTGTGATACCGGTCATGATGCCAGTGTCGTAATCGATGGTTCCGCCGAGAGGCAGCGAGCCACCGGTTCCTGTCAGACCCCCTGCGCCATCATCAGTGATCGTCTCTGCCACAGGGCCAGTCAGATCGATTGCGATGCTCAAGGTTCCTGGGTGAATCGGAAGATCGACCGTGACCGGAGTAGTGCTCAGGTCGTGTGTGGTCGCCGGAACACCTGCTGCCAGGTTGTTGGGACCAGAGGCGGAGGCCGTGTCTGCATACTTCAGCCGGAAGATTGTGGTCTCTCGGTGAACCTTGTCGGACAGATCACCTGCTGGAACAGTGTAGATCGTGTTGACCCCATCGATAGCACCTACGACCGTCACGACCTCGTTCGCGATTGCAGGGGCACGACCGGCGAAGAGACGCAAGCTGCCATCCAGAATCGGAGCGGTCGAGAGGGTAAAGGTGAAGCCGGTGGCGGAACTGTCGATCACTGGGGTGACGTCCGACTGCGTGTGAGACTCCGTGATTGAGGAGTTCGCCAGCAGCGGGTCAGTGATACCCGTGAGCGCGCCAGTGTTGTAGTTGATGGTGGCGCCTGCCGGCAGTTCGGTCGTGATCGGGAAGGTTCCATCGCCAGCGTCGACTTGGGCGACCGGGCCCGCACCGATGTCGATATTGATCAACGTCGATCCCGGAATGATCGGAAGCGCGGTCGTGATTGGAGTCGTGCTCAGGTCATGCGTTGCGCTTACACCTGAGTTGGTGAAGAGCGTGTTCGGTCCCGAGGCAGCGCCAGTCGACTGGTCTTCATCAGCGACAGCCAGATCGGCTGCGATGATCCGGAGGGTGTTGTCGAGAATAGGCGCCGGCGCCAGAGTGCCAAGGAACTGAGTTGTTCCCAGCGCGTCACCGGTTCCGATCACGAGATCGGAAACGCTTGTCCGAAGCAGACCAGTTGGCACCCCACCAACACCGGTGGTGACGTCCACCAGCAGTGACGGGTTACGCGGATCAGTCATCGCCGCGATGATGTAGTCCGAAGCGAGCGGGTCGTCGAACTGAATCGCCTCGAACGTTTCGGCAGCGGCGAAGATCGCTGGGTCGAACGCAGTTGGCTGAAGAATCTTCAGGTCGAACTTCGTCCAAGCCTCAGCACCAGCGGTGCGGCTCAGGAAGTTTCGGTTGCCCTCGACCTGGATGATGAGGTTGTTACCCCATACACCCTCACCGTTTGCGGTGAAGGTCCACTTAGCCGGCGCGTCGATGTCCACCGTTGCTTCGACAGCATCAGCAGGAACGACTCGAACAACCCACGCGCGTTGACCACCGGTGCCGTAGAAGGCACGCATGGAGATAGCGGTCAATCCACGCTGGTTGATTGGACCGAAGAAGGAGTTGAACTCCTCGACCGACCTTACCTCGATGGGGGTGTTGGTCGGACCTCGGTCCGTCCAGCCAATGATTCCCATCTTGGCGGGTGAAATGCCTTCTTGTGCCCTTGTAGGGGCTACCTCAACTCCAAAAACGCCTGGAGAGAGTTGCTGGACCTGTGCCACGATCTATACCCCCTAGGTCCTTAGTTCTCTTCGGGCTTCGACAACATCGTCGGAGCCTTCGGCTTGGGCTTCTTCTTCATTGGAGTAGGCATCGGCTTCGCCTCTTCGATCTTGGGTAGAGCCTGTCGGCTTGCCGCCAACTTGGTCTGAGCAGCCTTCTTGGCTTGCTCAACCTGTGCTCGTGCCTTCAGAACGTTCTGAACACGACGGGGCGCTCCCAACTTAATTGGGAGCGCGGGAACTGATTCGAGGGGCCCCAAGGCGCGGATTTCGCGCGTACGAACCAACCGTATGACGGATGTGTTCGTCTTGGACGCTGTGAAGCGTTGGCCTGGACGGAAGCTGACAGAGCGTCCATCACGGAAGTCGACACAAACTGATCGTTGCGCAATGACTTCGAATCCGACTTGCTTTGCCATGTCTAATCCTCCAGAAGTGTTGTCCGGACGGTAGCCCGACCATCACCATACATTCCACCGGGGGGAAGTTCGGGCAAACCGTCAGGAAAACTTGGTGTTCCTGGAATGGGTTGCTCTGATGTAGCCCCGGTGAACGCATTGACGGTAAACGGCTCCATGTCCAGAGTCAACTCTGCCTCAACCCGGATTGTAAGCGCGTAACCAGGAATACGCTCGACCATCGAGTTCAACTCAGTTAGATCGGCAACCCCTTCCTGGAAGAATAAGTAGGTGCGGTCACACTCTACGTTTCTTCCAGCTTCCTCCGTAGCTGAGACGGTGATCGTTCCCCTTGGGGGAAATCTCTTCATCATCATTTGGAGCAAGACCATGGCCGGAACCTTGTAACGGCTCCAGACCTCGATGGTGTAGGTCAGGTTGTATGGCTGTTCTTTGTCTTTTGTTTCGTAGTAGTCGTAGCCGAGGGTGGTTTCACCGAAAGGCCCCAGCGGGATGCTGACAGCGTTTGCGCCTGCTGCTGGGACTCGATACTGCACCGTCGGGGTGTAGAGCCGCGTTGCGTCGAAGTCGATATCGTCCAGGATCAGCGCGATCTGCGGGACTTTGTGTTCAACCTGCGTAGGCTCCGGTCGCTTGTATACAACGAGCGCGCGTTCGAGTGCGATCGGTCCCTTTGCCTTGTCCTCAATATGAAAATTGATTGGTAGGAACCATTCGTTTTGTTCAGTGTCTAGGACCGCACCCGTTTGACGAAGTACGCCGAGATCAAAGTCGATGAGATCGACGTGACCGTTGCGCATTCCGAATTGGGTGAATTGGTTGGACATCGTTCCCGCATTCTATGCGGTATCCCCAATGGTCTCAAGAAACTAAGGCCAAGTTGCCTCCCTTAGTCTAGCAAGATCAGAGGATTCTGCCTTGGTCATCTGAGGAACCTGCTTGGGTTCTGCACCCTTAATGGCGTCGTCCACCAGTCGAAGGAGCTTTGGCTCGCTTAGCCACCCGTTTATCGAGGATTTAACGGCAGAAGCGGCGGGGCCCCAGTGTGGGACTCGGGCGAAACCTGGGTAACCAAGCTCAAGTCGTCGAGCCAGATAGGCGATATCCGCAAAGACGCCGTTATCTGCGACCGGAAAACCACCGTCATTGACCATGATTCCTCGTTCCGCAAGGACGTCTAAGAGTGTTGGCAGATTTCTAGATCGAGCGTCTCGATAGCCCTCAACGGCGCTTTCTGAGGCGTTTCGAACGATGATGGACGATCCGCGATAGTAGGCAGGCGGGATCATGTCGATAGGCCATGGGTTGTATTCGGCCGGCCAGCGACCATCTCCTGCGGGAGTAAACGAGGCCAAACTCGTTGTTGCTGGAAACCTCGACAGTCCTTCTTCTTGAGAAAGGCCAGCAACGGCCCACTCAGCCCCGTCAGGGGTCTCTCGATAGAAGATCGCGTCTCGGTAGATCTTGATCCAGCCGCTTCCTTTGAGCCGTTTGTGGACGATCCTAGTTGTCTGTGTCGCTACTTGACGCCCAAGCTCTCGTCCGACGTTTTCGAGGCGCCTCTTAAGATCTTTCTTGAGATTTTTTGCGTCCCCCTTCCATCCACCGGTAAGCGAGATCGTCATGGGATAGCAATCAACGTGACGGGGTGCTTGAGCCTTCCGTCCGCAGCACCAACATGCGCGAAGACTTTTCTGTGCTTCTTGCAAAGGGCGAAGCGCGTTTTGTCTGATCCCATCATGATGTGGAATTCGACGTTAGCGCCTCCGCAGATCAAGCAACGCTCGATGAATGTTTCACGCGGCACTGGACCGTTGTAAGCAGGAAAGTCACGCCCAACTCCGGGTCCGCCGCACTCGGTCTTCCCACAGTGCATGTTTCCGTCATGGAAGTGACGGCATGTAGCACAGGTAATAGGTGCCCCGGCGTTCATCGCGCTCTGAATAGCGTCCTGGTTCATGGGTCACGCTCCAGGGGCGTATCGGATCGTCCGAGGATCTACGGTTTGTCCTTCTTCTAGCCGAGGACCAAAGACGATTGAGCGAGGATCGACGTTCTGCGCACTGCGCTGTTCGACTGCTTCACGGAGCGTTGCCAACGCATCTTTGTAATCCCTGGTCGAGTGGTGTCGACCTTGTGAATGCTTGGCGGCAAGAGAGCCTTTGTTCTTGTTGTATTGAGCCTGGCAGATCGGGAACGGGCCCCCGTTCTTCTTCTTCTGAACCTTCGCCAACTTCTCCGGGTCCTGTGTGATCGCTGCAACGCAGTGCTGCACGAACTTCGGAGTACGAGGCTCTTTCGCCTCTTCGATGTTGTCAGATTCTTCGATGTCGACGAAAGCCTGCGAGCCGGTTGCGAGCCGTCGCAGCTTTCGTTCCGGCTTTTTCGTCTGCTTCTTTGCCGCCTCAGAGAGTCGTTTGATCTTGATGTCGTTCAATGTCATGTCGTCCTCAAACAGGCGGATTCGGAGGATCCCGGAGATCCTTCTCAGGGAGCTTTCGATCTGGTGCGTGACGCGAAGAGCGTGCTAGTTGCAGGGTAAACGCGGTAAAGAAACCGGTCGACCCAAATCTTGTGTCGTTGTAGACGACCTCTTCTACGTCGTAGTAGTCGTCTTGATCTCTAGGCGGGTTGGTGATTGTTGCGATGCGAATCATGTCCCCGATTCGAGGACGAATGCTCCACTCGTTTTCGCATAGAACGCGCGCTAATGAGAGGCGGATGCGCTGGGTGTAGATTGCTCCGCGTTGGTCCGGAACCTCGCTACGCTCTGGATCGAAGAGGACGCCACGAACCAGAATCGGCTCGTCAAAACACCATGTTGGGGTGAACTCGCGTTCTGTAGAGTTCAGCCGCTCGCCTACAACAACTGGCTCGCCATACATGGCAGAGATCCCGGCTTCGTTTCTCAGCATGTGCGACGTGGTGCCGCCTGCGTGCCGAATGTTGTCCAGAGGACCAGCTATTCGGTTCTTCGAAACAGGGATGATGTCGTCTGTCTTTTCAGTCTGTGAGAGCAGGACGTAGTAGTAGACGTTGGAGCCGCGTAGCTTCGTCATGCGGCGCGAGAGAAAGTCTAGGTAGCCTTTATCTCTAGGACCGAAGAGCGTGTCCCTGAAGCTGTCTGAGGGTTGTTGTAGGGACGGCTGACCTTGTGGGGTATCAGAGGCGCCACGAACACCCAGATCTTCCTCTGGGATACCATCGGAGTCCGGGATATCACCGTTCCCACGGTCCTTATCGAAGGCGTCGTAGTTGGTTTCCTCCTCGGGCATACCTTGAGTTTAGCGTCTTACTTCAGGATCACGAAGAGAAGCTAGATGCTTCTTGACATCCCCACGCTCCGCTAGATCGAGACGATGCGTTTCCATCCGCCTCAGAATGTTGACTGTCTCGACTCGTTGGTCTGGTCGTATGTAGGACTCACTTTTGGCTAAGCCCTTACCAGGATCTTGCACCAGAATCGCCTTAGCGACGGTTCGTCCTGTGCTGGTTTGCTGCTCACTGATCGTGGTTGGAACTCGAAAAAAGTCGTTCCTGACGTAGGAGAACGTGAGCATGTTGAATGCTTTGGCCCACTCTTGTGGTGTGACCGTAATCTTGTGAGGAAGGGTGGTGCCGGGAATACGTTTACTGCGTCCCCGGTTCTTGTTGTCCTCCGCAATCGCCTCCTTGTAGATGAACTTGAACATTCCTCGCGCCAGCAGCATCCAAGGGAGAGTCTTGTCGAGGACAGGACGCTCCCCCTTGGCTGCTGACATCAGGGCTCGTTTTTCCCCATCTTCGGTGTCTGGCTCTACGTCCGTTCGGCCGTAGTAGTAGTCGGCCTTGGCGGTATCGCACATCAAGAATGGATCGAGACCGAACTTGTTCGGCTTTTGACTGAGCCCCATCTAGATCAACCGTCCAGGTAGTGCGCGTGAGCGTTGTGGCGCTTCTTGGTGGGGCCTGGGCCTTCGACGGACACGTCGCCGTCTAGAACGCCTGCAACGTCGCCTTCGCGCATGATCTGATAGGACTCGCCCTCGATCACGATTTCGACGCCTTGATTTCTCCCCAAGAGAACTCGGTCGCCTACTTTGATCGTCATAGGGAGAGACTCTCCCTTGCTGTTGACTGGACCAGTACCGACAGCGACGACTTCAGCGCTGGGCTTCCGTTGTCCTTCCTTACCAGGAAGGAAGATACCCCCATCGGTCATGGGGTCTTCAATGTCGCATCGGACGATGATGCGGTCGTAGAGGGGGCGTGCTCGAACCATTAGGAACCTTACCTTGCCGTTTAGGCTAACCAGAAATGAGTGGTGTTGACCGCTCGTGATTGATGACGTCTTGCTCCAGCTTGGTTTCCATTTGATCTGCTCGTTGGATCATGGCACCACCATTCATGGAGCGCTCTCCACCCACTGTGGGGTAGGCGTCATATGTATCACGGATCTGGCCCAATGTGCGCATCGCCTCAATGAGCAGCTTGCGCCGATAGTAATCGCCCTTCCGCGGGTCCAGTTGCTCTGGGAAGACGGTCGCAGATCCGGCTTTGATGATCGCGCTTGCGACCATGGTCCCGAGTCCGCCAGCACGAGGCGGAGGAGAGATTACTAGGCGACGAAGCTCTGGTTGCCAGTCCCAGTCGCGATCCGTCGAGAAGATGCGCCCGATAGTCTCCAGGTATTGGAGACGTTGAACGAGGTCTGAGTAGGGCATTGGAGCCTGTTGAGGACTTGTCCAAGCGCCGAAGAGACTTGTGAAGTAGGTGAAGGAGAAGCTGTCGACGTCCAGCGTCGGAAGCTGAAAACTAGGCAGCCAGAGGTCGAAGACCTCGATGATGTTGCTCGACAAGAAGTAGTTCGATTGGCCTGGGATGATTGGAAGCTGTGAGTATTGGATGAACCCAACACGCTCTGCAAACCAGCGTTCTGTGTCGTCTAGACAGTCGATCTTCTGATCGTTCGTCAACTCGATGTCGATGATCCCGCTGCCCAGCTTGCGCAGAACGTAACCCCACCATTCGTCCTTAGTCTTTCCTGTAGGACCAGGTTGCCCGGTTGGTGCCCCAAGTGGCACCTCTTCTGGGATATTTTGTCCGTCGGTTGCCATAGGTCTTCCTACTCAGAAGTCTAGCTATTCTAGCAGCTTGGTGGGTAACCGCGTATCGTCCTAGCCGTACCACCCTCGATCTTGAAGGCACTTACGATTTTTTTGAGATAGCACTTGAGCCTGCCCGGGTGCTTTGGTCTAAAGAGTCCTGCTCAGCGACGGCTGGGTGTTGCAGTTTGACAACTTCACCGTGAGATCGAGGGCGCAAGGAGCTTCCGGAAGATCAGCTTCGGCTGGTCATTCGGAGGATGAATAACGCTCAGATCGGAATCAAGATCGAGTTTCGGCTCGGAAATGGCTCCGGTTTATCGGGAGACTCCTGAATCGGTTGTTCGTGCAGAGTCCGAAAAGCTCTATCACCCTCGGGTGATAAAGAAGAAAGACTAAGTCGACAGTCAAAAGCGCTGTGGTGAAAGCCGTAGCGAAAGAGAAAGTCGGTGCTCTGGTTAGCTTACTTCGGTAGGCTGAGAGCGGATGGGATCACTCATGGAGTTAAATCCAGAAGGTGCCCGACCAGGAAGAGGCATGGCGGAGAAAATGAGCTAACAGCGCTTGGTAGCGGATAATGCCGACCAATTGCGTAACACGCTGAATCTGGATGTTCTTCACCGTCCAAACAGAATCAGCAGCCCAGTCGGCGAAGAGTCATGGAAGTAGGCGACACAACTTTGGTTGGGTCGCCTTCTTTCATTTCCAGCCATCTTCCTTCAAATTACAAAGGCCATCGCTGTCCATTTGACGCAAGTCCCGCCTTCCCATGACATAATCGAGGGAAAGTGGAGCGGTCATGGGTGAGATTCAGGACAGTTTGCAGGACCAGGCG